CAAAGCCAGCAGCACCAGCAGCAACGAGGCCGGCGCCCATAGTGGAAAGAGCACGGCCTCGGTCAAGCTGACGATTAGCTGCAGCTACAGCATCCTTGTCGAGAGAGCCAAACGATCGTCCGAGAGAGCGAACAGCACGTGAAGCTTCATCGCGAGCGCGAATGATCATCCAGACATCGGTCGAGCTCATTCCCATATGGGTCACCTCCTCATTTCACTTTGAGACGAGATCTTTCCTTCTCCTCGTTCAGGCGTCTTCGTTCTGCTTGTGCATTTAGTACAATTTCCATTCCCCAGATCAAGTAGCTGTCCTGATCTAACACGCCTCCGGGCCTTGGTAGGGCATTCATCGTCTGGCACATGTTGGTCAAGTTGATGAACATTGCAACTTCTTCATCTTGAACAGGCTTATTCAGAACGATGCTACTTTGAACCCGGAATTCTAGTTTGGGGAATCGTCGTCCTCGTCCTCAAAGTTGTTGAGCTCGTTGATGTACTTGTCAATCTCCTCACCAATGCGAGGATCCAAGCTCTTGACGTGCTGAACGTTAGCCATATTAAGCTTCACGCCTGCCTCATCCTCGAGATTGTGATCAACAATGCAATGCGCGAAGTCGTACTGAGTGGCCAATTCACTGATGAGTTGCATCTCACCAGCAAAGTCCTTGCTCTTGCTACCTTCGACTCGCATCTTCGAGACCATCTGACGGCGGAAAAGCTTCTCACCATAAGACAGACGCTTGATATCTACAAACCCTTCAGGAAGACTCTTCAATTCCTTGTGGATCTTTTCATCCAAATTAGCTGTTGCACGTGGCATTCTAATCACTCCTTCAGTGACTATGTGGTACCTATTAGACTCGAGTTAGACTTTCTAGCGTGGAGTTGGTTAACCTCGAGCTACTAAGCGGTCTAACTCGAGTCTATATAGGTCTAATATTGTTCTATAACTACTTGCTTCATCGATATTTAGTTGTGTTCGCGGACCCTCTGAATCAACAGATCCACAGGGTTGTTACGTGATGTTTTCCTGGCACTTGACCGTGATGGTGTAAGCGTTACCTGTGGAGTCGAGCACACCATTGTATGCAATCGACGCGCGAATGAGGTCGCCCTGTCCACTCAAGCCCAGCTCGTAGGTGTCCTTGATCGAAGAAGGGATCACCAAGCCGATGCTGTTGTTAGCACCCTTCGAGGCATTCAAGGTAACGGACTGAGCTGTAAGAGCCTTGAAGGCATCATAGTCAGTTCGATCCTGGAAATCACGCTCGATGGAAAGAGTGATTGCACGCTCACCGTAGTTAATGAACTGTGCACCTCTGCCAGTGTTCTTGAGACGGAACTGTGCGACAGCATTGTCGTCGACACCGAACTCAAAGGTGTCAGCGTCAAAGATCTGAGTCGCGGTAGGAATCTCAAGATCATACGAGCCCGCGCCGTAAGGTACCTGAGCTGCAAGCCATGTAGGCGTAGGAGCCGACTGAGTTGCTTCATCTCGACCAAGGATCGAAGTGTTGAACATCAGCAGTCCATTGTCAATGGTGAAGGTAAACTTACCAACAACACATCCAGTGTAGGCAAAGACGACACCATTGCGGACAACAGTGATGGACAGCGTCCTGGTGGGGATAGCATTCGCATTGCCTGTGTAGACATATGAGAAGTTAGTCGAACCAGTCTTAACGGGTGTCGTGCGCGCTGCATAAAGCATAATCGCTACGACATCCTCAAAGGCTTCCATCGAAATGTCACCTTCAACGTGCGCATCGCCATTGACAGCGCCAACGATGTCAGCACTCTGACGAATAGGCCTGCGCCAAACCGTCTCCTGCTGGTACTGAAGCGACTCATTCTGAATCGGGACGTACTTAGTGGGAGCAAGGTAAGTACCAGGAGTTGTTTCCAACGCGATACCTACAAAGCCACCAGCTCCAATTCCGGGTGCCATTAGGACTCATCTCCTTCCTGTGGTGTGATGCCAGCACCTTCTGCTGCCATTGCTTCCGCCAAAGCTTTTTCTTCGGCTTCCTTCTTTTCTGCCTCAGCAGCTGCTTCGGCCTCTTCGCGCTTCTTCTTTTCCGCCTCAGTCTCAGGCTTGGCCTTCTTGACTGAAACCCCATACATGTTGTCAGAAGCTTGAATGAGTGTAGGCCCAACGACGAGCTCAGAGCCGAGGCTCTCATTGGTCTCTTCGTCAATGGCAGTTTCTACACTACCGTGATAGCGTCGGAAGCTATCATGTTCTTCGTCCGTGATCTTGTAAGTAGAGCCATTCTCGAACGTACCAAGGCCAGCAATCTGCACCTCTGCACCCTTTGCCAAGTTTGGCATATTGATCGACAGTTCGTAATCCATTACACACCTCCTATGTTGCGCCTCACGGCAGTTGGACCTGTGACGTAGCTTCCAGAGTAATTCTGGTCGTTTGCCACAATGTACCCGACTTCAGTTGATAGCCGGCTTCTAGTGCGGTACAATAGCAATGAACTACTATCCCGCCCAAGTCTTTATGGTTATGCAATTCTGCTTCAATTGTTTCTGCGAGAAGATCGTTATCATGCCGTTGTGTATCCGACGAAGGCATCAGCGCGTTGTGGTATACCAGCAAGTAGACAGGAAGGGTAACAAGGACTCGACGAGGTGCCCCATTGAGTTCTCTGACCTTTTCACCTGTCTCGATGCATACGGCAGGACTGCGTGGGATCAATGTCTGATCACCATAGTAGATGTCCTGAATACCCCAAGCTGTCTTGTTAGCTACTACGATTGCCTGAACAGCCTGAGCTACAACGACAAGTGAGTCTGTAAGAACCATTACAGCCTCCCCAGACGTGCCTGAATACGCTCTTCAAGCCAGTGACGGAAGACACTCTCGATAGCACGTTCGTCTGACTTCTGAAAGCTGACAAAAGGACGTGCGGGAATATTAAATCCTTCGCCCTGAGACACATTTGCTACTACACGTCCTGTGCTAACGTTCTTGATTGCCTTCGATCGCTTAGCACCGACAGAGGCTCCAGACTGATGAACCTTGCCATACCATACACTACTAGGCAAGTCCTGAATGACTGCAAAGTTCTTTGTGATCGTCCAGATGTTCTGATAGCCCATCGTGCGCATGAGCTTGCCTGTATCCTGAAGAATGCGTCCATTACCTTTACGTGCAATGGTCAATTCAGACAGAGGCTGCCACTTTGGACGACCTTCAGATTCAAAGTTCTTACGAATGCTCGGGATCATCACCTGACGAACGGAGCGCTGCAAAGGAACACGAAATGACCTGATATCGACGCCGAGCTTGTCGATCTGGCCTGCAATGATTGCCAACGATGGCTTGAACTGAAGATCAATGCCTTTAGCCTGACTAAGACCGCTAATCAGCTTAAGGCCTGTAGCTTGCGGAAGAGCTCTAGACATTTAAGTCACCACGTCGTTCCCATTGAGAACTTTGCAGGACCCAAAGAGGAATCTTCACAGGTAGGTTCAAGAGCTGAACTGGCATCGTTGGGGTAGAACGAAGGACCATTGAAGTCTGTATCACCAGGTACTTCAGGAAGATCGATGTTGCCTGCAAGAAGGCCTGTAAGATTGAATTCCGCCTGCTGACGGAGCAAGATCGCATAAGCGGCGAGATCAGGTACATCCGTACTGTATGTCTTGTCATAGACATACGATACGTAGTACATCGCAATGATGGTCTTAACAAGTAAAGGTGTCAACGTATTGTCGATCCATGATACTGTACTAAAGCGCTGAGACAGGCGCGCAATGATCTGCGAACTGACTTGACTTTCAAGGTCTGCATCAATGGAGGTGAAGTTGGCCCCCACCTTAGTAAGTTCAGTCCACGCTTTTGCATCCGCGAGGGTAATGTGTGTGGCCATGGCTGTTCCTTTCTAAGATGGGGGCAACTTTAGTAGTAGCGAAACTACTTCTTCTTCTCTTCCTTGCCGGAAGCCTTCTCCTTAGCAGCTACTGCTGCCGCTTCAGCATCAGCTTCGGCCTGAGCGGCCTCTGCATCTGCCTTGGCTTTTTCAGCCTGAGCATCGAGCTCAGCCTGCGCCGCATCTTTACCAGCCTGCGATTCGAGATCCGAAGGAGTCTCACCAAGGTTGGAAGGAGTTCCAGCAGGCTGGTTTGCTCCCTCCTCTGCCTTGTCGTCGAAGCCTGGGAAGAGGACTGCAAATTCCTCTTCCGTAACAACTGACTTGGTCGCGATGAGGTTGTCCATCTTTTCCTTGGCGTTTGCAGGAGCATTCTCGCTGTCAAAATCCTCGTCATCGATGTCGAACGACTCACCTCGTTCCATGTACTCGCTGTCACTGAGCTTCAAGCGTGCAACTGCGCGGTATACCTGACCCATTTCAAACTCCTTACGTGATGGCGTTCTTGATGAGGTAGCCCGTGACAACCTTACCGAAGTTAGCGTCGGCAGCGTTGTTCTCCTTACCGACGAGCTTCAGGTCGTAACGACGCGACACTCGAACGAGGTCGGACTTGCGCTTCTCTTCACGCCAGCGATCCGTGACCATCGAAGTACCGCCGCCATAGCCCCAAACGAATTCATACCCGAAGGCAGGAATCTTGAGACCAGCACGATCAGGCACCCAGGCGAGGATGACATCCTTGCCCCACAGGTACGAAGGTACCAGTGAAGCTGAGGTAGCAATGCCAAGACCTGGAATGATGATGTTCTGAAGACCGACGACAGCGGCGATCAGCTCGGGCGTCAGAATAGCACGCTCCGAGTACTTGATGCGCTCGATGAAGTCTGCGTGATCTTCCAGAACACTCATGACCTGGTAGGGGATGACTGCCGTGTTGGGCTCCATGAACACATTCGCATGCATTGCGTGGCGGCCCAGCTTGAGATCGACGATCGGATGACCCGATGCCTCATCCCACTGCGTATTCGTACCGATCGAAAGATCGACCGTCATGTCCGACGCGTAGTTGGCAGCTGTCGTAACGAGGTCATGCATCGCCTTTTCACGGCCGAGCATGATCTTACTAGTGACAAGCTCAGTTCCATCACGATCAGGCGAAAGAGGCGAATCAACGTTCTCCCTCTCCTCATCAGTAACCGGAATCTGAAGCGCGTGCTCCTGTGCGTAGTACGTATCGAGCGACACGGCGAGACCGGGGATCTCGTTCGCTTCGGTACCAGGTGCACGGAAGTCGCCTGCTTCAGGCAGCCAAGCCTCACGACCGAACGTGTAGTACTTGTCAGCCTGCTTTTTGACGACAACCTTGGGGAACAGGCGTTCACCGACGAGACCTTCATTGCTCCAGCCAACAGAGATGTTAGTCAGGACCTGGTCAATGTGAACGTTGCCCGAACCATTAGGATTCCAAACCATTTTCCACTCCTCTCTTAGCTAACAGCCGTGTTGACGGTCGCGTACGGCGTCAACAGAACATCGATGAACTGACCAGCGCCGGATGCGGCAGTCAGGGCGATACCGAAGGACTGCTTGAGTCCAACAGCGGTCGCGACGGTAACCGCACGAGCAGTAGCGTCATTGGTGACAGCATCGTCAACAGCAACAGCTGCACCTGTGAGGACGCGTGCAATACCAAGCAAGCGAACATCCAGGATTGCCTTACCACCAGAGTTGACAAGACGCGTTGCATCAATTGCTTCCATGCACACACCACGAACTTTGGCACCAGCGGAGGTAGCACGTACCATCTGCGTACCGTCACCAGCCGAAACAACCAGCTCACCCTGCGCGTACGCAGTCGAGCCATTTGCAACATGTCCCTTATCAAGGACGTAATTAGGACCAACACCCATTTCAGATTACCTCCTTAATTCTCTCGGAACGAGTACGCGCCCTGCGTGTACTCTGCGTAGAGCTGAGGCTGCAGCGAAGCGACTCGCTCGCACGCATCACCGTACGAAAGCTTGTCACTCGCCATGACCTTGGAAACTTCCTCCGAGAACTTCTTCGCGGCATCCGTTTCACCAGCTCCAGCCTTGCCTGTGTAAGCGGTCTCGCCCAGCTTGACGAGGCCGGCGCCCAGAACCTGCTTGAGGATCTCAGCGAACTGATTAGCAGTCTTCGGATCAGTCTCCGAAAGCAACTTAGTCAGGTCCTCCGTCACAACTGCGGGAAGTGCATTCTCTCCCTCAGTCAGCTCCTTGACAGTGCCCGCGACCTCTGCAAGACGCAATGCGCCCTGAGTTGCCGAAAGCTGAGTGCCGAGTGCCGTAACGTGACCGACGAGGGCCTTGATCGCCGGGTTACTCTCGGCCAGCTGGATCACCTCCTGGGGAAGGCCACCTTCGGAAGCTGCAATTGCATCAGCCTCCTTCTTAGCCTCGAGGTCTGCAGCAGCCTGCTTTTCAGCTTCCAGCTCTGCAGGCGTCTTCTTGTCTTCCGGCTTAGCCGCAAGGCGCTCAGCGAGTGCAGCATTCGCTACCTCATCCGTAGCGTCCTCGGGAAGACCAAGAAGCTTACGTAGCTCCTTCGGATCCATTCCTTTTCCTTCCTGTAGACGCTCGGAGGGCATGCCGAGCTCTGACATGTTGAGCGGGAGAATGTCCTTCAGGAAAGGCCTGTTGGTAATTCCTCCGCCAAACAGGACATTTTTGATGACCTGTCCAGTCTTGGGATGTTTCCACTCATCTGCGAACTCGGGCGAGAAGTACTTGTACTCCTTGTCCTTGATCTTCTGAGCAGCTTTCTTCGTCCACTCTACTGCGATGTAAAGGCCTGTCGGACGAGCTTCAGCATTGCGAACCCATCCAGCAGCTTCCCCACCATGTGCTTTGTGGTCGTAGTCAATATCGATCTCTGTGCCGCGAACATTTGTTGCGAAGTTCTGAGCGACAGCCGCAGCCTTGGTGGAATCGAATTCAATCTCACCATAAACTGGATGATCGTACTTACCGTAAGGGAATGCCTGAATCCACGACGTGTTCTCGTCATCGAGTGTAATGGTGCCCAAATCAATCAGGTAACCAAGTTCAGCCATTTTGTTCCTCCTTATCTAGCTTAATACTACCTAATTACCTATCAGGTAGGACAACGGTTAGGATATAATAGTAACAACTGGACTATACGGCAATTCCTAGTGCCGTAATGTCTTGAACTGTAGCCTGTGCAACACCCACTGTACAACCAGCAGCGCCACCAATGTTCACCGCCAATCTAATATCGTCTCCGACCATATCAGCTTGAACGTCAAACTCGAAGACCATAATGCATGGCTCGCCGCTAACAGTGATAACGGCCGTTCCAGAAGCAGTAGCTGAAGCGTTTGCAGACATTTGCGCCTGCGTACCATCCATAGACACACCAACGATAGTCGTACCAGCCGCAATACCTGCCGTAACACCTACTGCAGAACTTACAGTACAACCTACGTGTGTAGGCCTAAATGGTGCAGATGGCGAACTAATGACCTTGCTACCACTCGTAGTTGTACCGTCAGTTACAGTCACAGATTTGTTCGTCATCGTGTAGGGAATCGCAGTATATCCGCAAATAGCCTGCAATTGCGTAACATTATACAGATATACGCTCCAAGTACCACTTGCCGGCACATTAGACGCATCAAATGCGCATGCTACACGAACTCTATGACCCGCAACCCAAAGACCAGACGCGATAGGACCAAATAGCTGATAATCACCACCAGTACCTCGAGTAACTACCCAGGACGTGCCCTTGAAGAATGCGCTACTAGTAACAGCCTTAAATGCCCAACCGCCTGTAGTAGGACCAGCAGATGTCCACTTATCCGACAAAGCTGACGTAATAACAGCGTCAGGAAGCATCATATTCGGGTTATATGCGCCAATAAGCGGGTTCTGCTTGAAGCCTGGAATAGCATTAAGCACTTCTGCCAAGGCGTTACCCATTGCTTGTGCTCCCAAAGACACTGGGTGAATGTCATCTGCGTTAGCATAGCCAGCAAGCCAAGCGTTATTAGAGGGATTTACGCATACCGTGTGGTAATCGACACAAGGGAGATGCATTGCTTCTGCGTAACGCTTCACCCAAAGGTTCAATTTCGTCAACAAAGTGAGTCCAGCACCTGTATTGAAGCCTGTTGCAGGACCCAAAGGCGGCATAGTACACAAGATAGGCGTCTTACCGACAGACAACAGCTGCGTGACCATATATATAACGTTTGCTTGCGTCTGTGCGAAGGTAAAACCGGCACCAATATCGTTGGTCATCACTTGAAGATGGACATAATCCCAATTAGACGCCATTGCGGTAGGCAAATAGTCCGTGATGATCTGTGTAGACGTCCAACCCACGTGACCTGCATTGCCTCCGTAGCGAAAACGGCCCTTAGTCTTAGGAAGTGCATAGGCAAAGTATGATATTGCACCCAAACCTATAGCTCCCTGAGATGAGTTATAGTACGACAGAGTACCATTGATGCCGATGCTATTACACAAGTCACCTACTACCAGAAGGCCAGAGCGAAGGTACCTAAGATCTGCCGTTGTCTGTAATACACCACCTGCGACAACGTCTGTAAGTACCTCAACAACATTCGTGCCACCCTGTAGGATGATCTCAACGCCGTCACCAATGACTTCGACAATATCAGGCATCGTCGGTTACATCCCCTACAACAACCAAAGGGCCTGCCAAATAAGTTTTGATGTCGGTCGTACTAGTCTTGACCTGAAGATCCCAGACATAGTTGCCTTCGCTGAGTGTCTTACTCACTGCGGGCAACATGGTAATGGATAGCTGACCTTTATTGGTGACCTGATCAGCGTCTACCGCTCCTGTGAAAGCTGCTGCGACTGTTGGATTGTTTTTAGTCGTCCTGATCTCAGACTGGACGGTTTTGCCTGTCAGGTCTTTGTAGTCGCCAGGAATGACGTCGCCAGTTACAGGATCAATGGTCGCATCTCGTAAGCGGAAGACCTTGACAATCAAGTCGCCCTGATAGATGTTCAATGCATATGTGCCGGGAAGGTCACTGGACATTACTTACCTCCGCTCTTGTCGTTGCCAGCTTTCTTACTAGGTAGGCTCTTCTGCTTACCTGCGGGTGACTGACGAGGAAGTCCTACCTTGGCCGTAGGTACAGTGACAGGCGTTTTGCTAACCTCTTCCTGCGCGAGCCTTGCTTCGAATTCAAAGATGTCAGATCCTGTCTGAGGACGCGCTGTAGCCTCGTCACGCTCAGGAAGATCCAACAGATCGCGGGCGGCGTCTTCCAAGACGTCATCAGGCACAATGACGCCGGCACCGACCATGTTGCGGAGGGTGAAGGATGCTGTGCGCTGATCTTCCTGCTCACCAATGCGTCGCGCGCGGAGCTTGGGAATGGCTGCGTCTGCGAAGTTGAACTTGACCATCTCTGGGATGAGGTACGAGCAATAGGTCTCAGTCACGATGTCGGCAACGAATCTCGTCGCCTTGAGGAACATCGTCTGATCCTCTTCCTTGGCACCAGCAGTACCCAAGAACTCGCCTAGTACGTTCATGCGAATCATGGTATCGTGATGATCGATGCTCTTGAGGCAGTCAACAGGCTGCCCCTCAAGCTTGAGCATGAACAAGTCCCAGCCAGGAGGCAAGACAATGTGCGCTCGTTCGTTTGTCCTTACGTTGCGTCCAAGATTTTCTGCAGCAAGCTTATCATCAGAGCCATATCCAAGAGGAAGCTTGATAACAGGTATCCCAATACCATGTCGCTCTTTTTGGATAGCGTCGATCTTATAGAGCTGCTCCTTGTAGTACCAGTGCTTGTATGCACTACGGAGGATCGATATGCCTTCAATGTTCCCAGCCTCCTTATCGAAGCTGAATACCAACATCTTTTGGATGGGTATGACTACATCATCCATAGCCAGCGACTCCATATTTGGTGCATACATACTTACACCAGCAGGGCCTCCGTTAGCGTCGAAGTACCAGCTCTTGACATCCATAGGATGACGAGGTCCTAGCTTCTTCAACACCGTACGCATCTGACCATCGACGATTCGGTTCTCCCAGACCTTCTCAAACATGTAGTACCCGAAATCCAACATGAGGAGTGACTCAGTAAGTGTCTGAGTCCAAGGTGTAGACATCAACTCGAACAGGTTCTTAGCAACCCATTCTGCTGCCTTCTTGTCAATGTCTTTCTTACCCCCTGCCTGTACAAAATACCGTGCAGCAAGTACAGGAGTCTTAGCAGCTCGCAAGGTGGAGCGGATCCCCCCATCAGAGCGACGCATCTTGTCAAATACCTCAAGACCCTTCTGACCACGCATCTGAGGATTGTACTCGTCGCGTGTAAAAGAGGTCCAAGGTGAAGGCGAGCTCGTTCCATACTCACCAGAAAGCACCCCTGCGCGCCTATTGGCTACCTTTCCCTTTGGGGTAACGATAGCGTACTGTTCGCCAGGAGCATCCTCGATGTACTCGATGTTGTACTCGTCAAGGAACTTCTCATCGAGAACCTCAGTCTTCCAGTCGCCATCGCCGCTCTTACCTCTAAAGCGATCTAAAACGCCCATTAGAACTCCGTTCCTGTCATGTTGCCGAAGCCCGTACCAACGAACTCTTGTGTATCTAGTGTCAAAGGTGTTGCAGCATCTCGCTGATACTGCTCGAAGCCTACGTTAGGCGAAACAACATCTGCCAAGGATGACGTAGCTCCCAGCTTGAAGATGTGAATCAGGCCATAACGCAGTGCGTCAATAGCGTGATCCTGCATCTTCTGTCCCCACTCAGGAACATTCTGTCCCTTAACTGGAGCCTTACTTTTGTAGTTATTAAGTTCCCGAATGAGCTCTGTACAACTAAAGTCCACGAGGAAGCGTGCACGATCAGGTGCAGGCGTTCCGTACTCATCAACGATCTCCAGGCCATACAGCGAAGGCAAGGGCTTCATGAACCCACGAATCAGGTCAATACCCTCACGCCACGTGAAATCGCTCTTCGACTCTGGCATAGCAACGCACGGGACCAAGTAGCGCGAGACCGTTGCTGCCGCTTCCGGGTCTGCTGCATCACCAAAGGCGAGATCAAGATGGTATCCTTCCGGTTGGTCACGCTGCTTGATAAGCTGAATGTGATCTTCCAAACGAGTGAACGCCTTATAGTGAAGACGCCATACACGAATCTCATCCATCGCTGTAACCTGGAACTCTACAGCGGCTAGCGGGTTCGTGTATCCCCAGTCAAAGGCAATGTAGTTCTTCAGCGCAGGTATAAATGGAACTTCCTGTACATGGGTTGTCTCATCCCACTCAGGGAAGATCTTACCTACGAACGAGGCAAAGTCGGCGCCGATCTCCTGCATGAAGTACTCGGGCATTGTAGTTGCCTCGAGGAGCTTGATCTCAGGATCATCTCTTCCGCCAGGATAGACTTTGGTATTCTGCCAACTGGGAAAGCGCCAAGATTCAAAGTCAGGGAAGTTGGGATTCTTACCATACTGCCAAAGCTCATGGAGCCAATTGAATCCCTCAGGCGTAGTCGGGAAGTCTCCAAAGCCGCGCTTGTCAGCAAGGGCAGGTCGAATGTACCGCTCCCAGGTTTCCTTCTTGTGCTTGGCAGCCTCAGACATGATAACACCGTCAAGGGCTTCACCAACAAGGTTCTCAGGATGATCTGCACTTCGTACCTCCAAGCGTGTCTGCCAAGGGAACTCGATGAACATGTTGCCTTGCTTCTTGTTGTAGGCCTTCTTGACTCGCTTGTCCTTGCCCATACCAAGCTTAATGATCAGGTCATCCCAAACAACACGGAACTCCTTCTCACCCAAGTCGTAGGTAGGACCAGCAATCCAAAACATACACTTTGGCACAAAAAGCTTAGGCTCCAAGTCACGTCCCGCCATCGTCGACTTCCCAAAGCGGCGCCCGCACACAGGAGTACGAAACCTAGCCTCGCTGTTATGGTAGCTAATCTGTTCAGGAAAGGGATCATAGCCAACGCGATTGAATAGACCTCGCTTGTCAATCACAGTGGCCATCAGACACCCTCCCCAACAGGGAAAGGCTTACCGCAAAGGACGCAAATGCCATCTTCAACTTCAGCAGGATTGCAGGTGCATGTTCCCTCAGGATTAACCATTAGCAATTCCTCCAAACACCATTCTCAATGTAGCCATGTGAAGTGCAACCATCTTCACAAGCTAACGACGGACTCAAAGTCAAAGGTTCTACCTGCAACACATCATGCAAGCCGCAACCACTGATCTGCCAACGAGCAGGAAGGTTAGTCGGTGTGTGCCAATGCCAAACCCAAACGTTGGTGGCCTTCTTGCCTACCTCAATGCCCTCAGCAACAATAGTGTAGAAGATGTCGCCACCAACGTCATGGATCTCGCGATCACCCCAAGATGTCCAGTCAGTGGGCTTCTCGTCAAATGACTTAGTCACGCCGGACCCTTCCCTTCTCGAAACACCACAGGGTGCGCTGACTAGATCTTTTTGCCATTGGCAAGTGCTTCAGCGTCCTTGACCAAGTCACCGAGCAGCGACTCCAACAGACCCGCACCGGCTTCGGCGTCAGGATCGAGCAGACGATCAACGATGTACTTCTGCGCATTGAACTTAATGTTCTCGTTCGTCGCACTATTCGCCATCGAGATAATGCCCAGAGCAGCACCAGGAGCGGCCTGCGTAAGCATGTCCTTCACCTGCTGGGTGTAATCAATGTCCATCACGGCGCGTTCCATCTTCAACGCCTCGAGCTTCGCCTCAGTAATCTCAGGGTCGTCCCAGTTGTAGTCTGGGTCCTTGATCGGATCGTAGTCCGGATCGCTGCTATCCACGTAAATCAACCCCTTATATACTAGTGTGCTCTAATGGATATACTATCTGGAAGGAAGCGTGACAATCCCGTGATATGATATAATAGTAACAAGCGCGGAATCTCTCTTACCTATTTTGACTGCTTTTATAGATACTAGTGAGGCTGATTGGTGTGCTTTGTTTATTATGTCAGGCTGATCAGAGGAGGTGTTAGAAGGTAGCACATGATACTGACCTCTCGATGTACGGATACCCCAGTGGTTGGGATTCTTTGTGTGTGACGTGATAATATAGTTATAGATAGAAAATAACAACCAAAAGAAAAAGGAGTACGAAATGTGGGATGTATGGGAAACTACCGTATACCAGCTCTGGGACCTCGCACAGGCTATCCTCAGCTACATCGACGGGGCAGGCTTCATCTTCTAGTCATCGTCATCATAACGTACCCACGTTGTCAGTTGCGATATAGGTATAGGCGCCCTATACTTATATCAGAGCGTACAATAAGGTAGGCTCTAGCGAAAGGATCAATCATGTCGAACACCAAGGTAGCTGAGAAGGTAGTCCGTACCTCCAAGGTCGTATCGGAGAAGGATCTCCTCACTCCGTACAAGGCGGCGAAGCTCGTCAACGTCGAACTGGTCAAGCTGGGCCTCAAGCCCATCCCCCCGCAGATGATGTACAACTACACCACCGCGCGTATCAACGCCGGCAAGAAGGCCCTCATCACCTTCAACGAGAAGACGGGGGAGGTCGATGCAGCCGCACTCAAGGTGTGGATGACCGCCTACATCGCCAAGCGTACAGCCCCGGTCGAAGAGACCGAAGAAGCCAAGTAAGGCAGATGGTACCTAGGTCCCAGATCTAGGTACCGTCTACTCCACTTGGAGTCACAGAAGAAAGGATTGGAAATGTTCAACTCACTCCCGCATCCGACCCGTGCACAGAACAGACTTCGGTCAGGACGTGCATCAAGGCGATCGATGAACCACAGGGTGACGAACACAAGTTGGTTTGGACCGTTGTCAACAATACAGAGGCCGTGTCCCAAGTGTCTCCACCTTCACAAGTGGGATGAGACAGACCTTTGCGAATCAGGACGATTCTAGCTATTAGGGTCGAACTTAGGATCATTCGCCATACGTTCTAACTCCATAGCGATAAAGTCCTCGCGCTGGCGGTCAGTGTAGCCATCCGGCCCAATCAGATCGCCGTACTCATTGTGAGATTCACGCCACTCACGTTCGGCATGAATACGTTGAAGGCGGTTCTCCTTAGCGCGCTGGTTCTTACAGTTCTTGCAGTACGACGATCCAGGATAGGTCACACGTACACTACAGTCCTTGCACATCTTGGGGATTCTCATAGAACAATTATATCACAGTTCCAACTATATAGTCAAGGGTTCAGTATATAATAGTAGGATTGAGTTACTTAGAATACCCAGCAAGGCTTATAAAACCAGCAGGGTTGATACTAGTATAACTACATGGTGGCTACACAGAACAAGTAATAGTACATTATACAATATATAACACAATCCTATATATCTATATACCTCAATTCTGGTGACGGGAAAAATGACAGTACGAACACCTCTGCGGTGGCCTATGGAAAGTAGATCTCTCCACTCTCTTTACCCGATCGCAGAAAGGTCACATCATGAAGATACAAGTCACTATTACCTACAGTGTCTCAGATGAACGAAACCTGGAGATGGAAGGTAACAGGGTCTACAACGTCTTGACTCGGAGTGCTATCTTCCCAGAGGGGAGGTACAGCAAGCGGGACCTGTCAGCACTTACCGTCGTAGCAGTCAAGGTACCAACGAAGCCCTCACCTAACTGAAGCAACTGAAGCAACTAAATCGAACACTTGCCAAAGCAACGATAGACCATATATAATAAAAGAAACACCCAAACATATAGAACCAAGGAAAGGATTACTGCCATGAAAATCAAGCGCAACAAACGTCCACTGAAGCTGACCAAGAGGGCTTACACCCTTATCATCTACGTAGTCAGCCTGGCCATCATCGCAGCTCTGACTCTCGCCATTCTGAATCTGGTATCGGACCGTGAAGACGCTCGCATTCATCGACAGAACGTGAATGCGGTGACGTACATGGAAGACCAGGCGATGCAGGAATGGCACGCCGAGTACGGCACGTACGCCATCGGCTGGTAACAACCAAACACAACGAAAGGATTACCATGGCAGAGTCAGGAGCAGATCGCTTCGCAGCACGTGTAGCTGAGGTCAAGGCAGGAAGACCTCACGGCGTCTTGTTGACGAGGTACGACAGTAACCACGCATTGAGAATGCACGGTGAGCTCATCTACGTCATTCACTACGAAGGGGTCAGTAGGCGAATCAGTCCTGACGGCTTCTTCACAGGTTTCTTCCTCGACGAGACCTTCCACTGGACGTACGCAGACATGAAGGCGAAGCTGATCGACACCAGCAACGAGCGCATCGACTTGGCAGACTTCATCAAGGTCTTCGGCACTCGTTGTGAAGTCAACTTTCACCAGCACTACTCACTGTTTTCGGGTGACTACGATGCCTGACGAATTCGAAGAGGCGACCAAGGTGTTGCAGGCCGCAGACATTCTCAGCAACGACCCTGTGGTGCTTGAAGAAGGGAATAGCCGGAGCTGCTTGGTCATCAAGCCTCTCACGAGTAGGCATGGCGCCTATTTGAATCGCACACTTGATGACCTTGCTGCATCTGCTATACAATTAAGTCATACGAAGGGATTCAAATGAATACGAAGAAGTCAGTACGTATTACCTTCGCGGAGGGTTTCCAGATAGGGCTAGTCATCACAGTAGGTGGCTTGATGGCTCTGACAGGCGTGCTCTTGTGCATCCTGTTGTTTACCTGGCCGCTGGGCATGATGTTGATCGTAGCTGCCGGCAAGATGATGCAGAAGACGTTCGACAGAATTTTCAAGCGAGTCGATCGAGACCTTGCCATCCATGACAACGAGGTGTCGCTGCACGCAACGATTACTATGGAAGAGGATGACCTACCATGGACGAGCTAGAGCATGTTCGTAGGGCTAAGCTAGCACAGAATACGCCCGATGACCCTGACTACGAGCCGCCGTTCCTTCCTGACGAAGATCCACAGGACGAGCACGAACATAGCTGCACCGCGCAATGGGCAGTCGGACAGTTTCACGGTTTTACTCAATACGAAACGTGCGACGAGGAGGGGGTCTATGAGGACAAGAATGGCAATCGGTGGTGTGAAGAACATGCCGTAACGTTCGAAGTCATACTTGCTTACGAACCGGAAGGAAGTTAGACAATTGTATAAAAAGAACCCTTGCATCTACCGCTGAGACCTACTATAATTAAGGTATGTAAAGGATTCAATCAAAAAGGAGTGTTGGTGGTTACGCGTAGCGACCACAACAGGTAAGAGACACCCAGTTGCTAACCGATGTTAGTGTAGTCTCTCCAAGTTCGACTCTTGGCAACACACGGTGACAACAGTCACTAGTTGAATAGCATGTCGCAACCGCGGCAACCAAGGTCCAGTCGTAAGGCTGGCGTACAGAAGAGGAAATGAAATGCCCCGTAAGAGTGATGTTGAAGAGGTCGAGACCGAAGTAGTTGCCGAAGAGACCAAGGGCGAGAAGACGCCCAAGGCTCCGAAGGTTCCCAAGCGAGGCGAACTCCCCGAGGGTTACGTCACGCCGGTTGGTCTGGCGAAGGAGCTGACCACCAAGGAGCTTCACACGGCCAAGGATGGCTCGCACGAAGTCAAGCCGCAG